GGTAGCCGGCGCCGCGGACGTGCCGGCCGCCGCTCCATGTGCCTCCGTCGCACTCGATGGCGAGCTTGATGCCGGGATACGCGAAGTCAAAGCGCCACCTTGGGAGCGGTGGGGCGGCGAATCGGTACTCACGCTCGGGCACCGGCAGGCCAAGTTTAGCGATATCCGCTAACAGGCGGTCCTCCAGCGCAGTCCTCTTGGCCGCGCGAATGAGCGCGGCGGCCTGGGTCGCGGTGACGGCGGTCACGATGGCTCCTGCCACATGTGATCTCTCACGTCTGCAAGGTCGAACTCCTGCTCTTCTGATGACTTCTGTCGACCACTCTTCTCGTACCACTCGTAACGCCGAACGATCAGGGTCTTCTTGCGCTCGTTGACCCAGCAGGTCCAGACGACCTTGGTGACGGCGGTCACGGAGCGGCCTCCCACAGAGTGCATGAACACTCGCCGTCCTTGTCCTGCATGTACTCCCGGAACACATCAGAGAAGGATCGGCACTTACCGTCCTCGCCGTCCAACGCGCCACACGTCCAGCACCGCCGTGCCTTCAGGGCCGCCAGCTCGGCCTCGGCCTGCTCGCGTTCAACTGATTCCAGTCTCCTTGCCGTGGCGAGAATCTCATTCTGTTTCCGCAGTTCGGTGTTCTCCGCATCCAGCTCGGCGATAGCGGCGTCGGCACGCGTCTTCCATTGCAGAAGCTTTCGCCAGGCCGTCTCGGCGGTTTGGCAGACGGGGGATGGAAGCGCTAGTTCGTCGTACTGATCCCGTGCGTTCATGGCGTTCTCCTCTCTTATTCCTCGAAGCGACAATAACGTGGCACCCACGGAAGGCTGACGATGCCAACACGACCGTGCCGATTCTTAGCGACGTGAATATCCACTGACTTGCTTCCACCGAAGTCATCCTTGTTGGGCTGAGACAACAGCCAAACTTGGTCGGCGTCCTGTTCAAGCGAGCCCGACTCACGGAGCTGGCTGAGCTTCGGCTTGCCGTCGCCCAAGGGGGACTCACTCTCACGGTTGAGCTGGCTCAGCGCCAATACGGGGCAGTGCAGCTCGCGGGCGAGAGCCTTCAGCTCCCTGGAGAAAGAAGATACCTCAAGATAGCGACTCTCCGGCCTGCCCCCATGCGTGAGGAGCTGGAGGTAGTCCACCACGATCAGCTTTACCTGCTTACGCGCCGCAAGCTGCCGGGCGCGACTCTTGAGTGACAAGAGGGTAAGTGAGGGGTTGTCGATGACCTCCATGTCTAGCGCAGTGACCGCATCGTGGCTCTGCATGAGCCGAGAGAGCTGCTCCGGCCCGAGGTTGCGAGAGCGCACGCTGGTAAGGCCGACGTTGGCGATGCTGCACAGCATCCTCTCGGTTAGCTCCGCCTTGCTCATCTCTAGGCTGAAGAAGGCCACGGTTCCGTTAGCCGCAACGTTGCGGGCGATGTTCAGGGCAAGAGAAGTCTTGCCAATGCCGGGCCTGGCCCCGATGATGATGAGGTTGCCGTTATACATGCCTGTGGTCTGGTCATCGAGGGTCTTGAAACCGGTGCTCACGGTGTCGGGGGGCTTGCCCTCAAGGCACTCGTCTAAGATTTCCGAGGCCACGCTCTTTAGCGATTGCGTATCGCTTGCCACGTTGGGGCGCAGCTTGTAGACTAGGGCCTCAGCCGAGTCCAGCAGGGCGTTGGGCTGCTCGGTGGGCTGGTGGCCCATCTCGACGATCTCGTACCCCGCCTTTATGAGGGCGCGCTGGGTGGAGGTCGTCTTGATGATGTTGGCGTACTGAGTGGCGTTGGTCGCTGATGGTACGTAATCTGCCAGCGTGTGAATGTACTCACTCTGGGCCGGGAGCCGGGCACTGATGGTGACTGTATCCACGCCCTCAGTGTTGCTTACCCAGGCACCAAGGATGGAGGTGAAGATTTCCCTGTTGGTGATCTTGTAAAAGTCCTCCGCTTCCACCAGGTCGCTTACCGCGCCTATGGCTGCGGGATTGACCAGCATGGCACCCAAGATGGCCTGCTCTGCTCCAAGATCGAAGGGCGGGAGCTGAGTCGTGGGGGTCAAGCCTTCTCCCCCTCGGCCAGCTCGGCCTTTAGTCCGTTGATAATGGCGTGCAGGATAATCTCGCGCCCCAGAAGGTCGCTGTTCTTCTGCTCCAACTCTGCGATGGCGGCGTCAGCAGCATCGGCTACTTCGCTTCGCCCGACCGCCCAGTACTCCTTGCCGCGCACGATGGCGCGAACCTCCTCGTACTCATCCATCGCGCTCATCCCTCGCCTCCCACGCACAGTGGGTGCAGCATCCCCTCGGTGTTTTTCTCGCCCCACGCGGAGAGTAAAGCCACGTCGGCAGCCTTCTTCACGACCCAACCATTCCCGTCTAGCGCGGCCCACGTGCTTTTGCTCATGTCGGGCTGGCAGGTGCCCGCGTAAGCACAGTAGCCACACTGCCAATCGGGCTCGCAGCTTATGGTCTTTCCGTAGCTACGGAGCTGCAAAACCTTGTCGAGCTGCGGGGGCAGGCAGTCCAGGCCGGGGAGAGATATGCGGGTACGCGCCGCGTCCAGCTCATCCATAAGCGAAACAGTCTCGGCCTCAACGTGGGGCACCTCGTACTCACCTGGCTCGCCAGACCCATCGCGACTCACGTACCAGAGTAGTGGCGAGGCGTCCAGCTCGTACTCCCTGGCCAGCTCCCAGTGGTAGGAGGATGCCTGGTGGACGTGGGGCACCTTGGGCAGCGTGTAGTTGGAGGCGTTGCCCCGGTGAGTCTTGACCTCGATGACGCGGTAGTGGCCGTCCAGCTCCACAATAAGGTCGGCACGCCCACCCCAGTTGCTCCGCTGCGCGAAGGGTACCGGAGTCTGATGACTAATGAGGTCGCCTCGCCACATGAATGCGGCGGTGAGCATGGCCTCGATGAACTCCGCTACGTCGTACATGCGCTGGTCGTTGCGCTGCTTCTCGGGGGACTCGTAGTCCTTCTTGGTAGAGAGCAGGCGGTAACACACCTGGCGGGGGCACTTCCCGATGTCGGTGGCGTAGAGCCGCATGGGATCGCGCACCTTGTCTACCTTCGGCTGGAAGAACACCATCTCAAAACAATCCTGCGCACTCTCGTCTTCCCCGGACTGGCGGGCCTTGAGGAAGTCGTTGTAAATGTCAGCGAGCAGCGTCATCGTTCGATCATCCACTTCCGCAGCTTCTGAAGGCCCTTCACCCCGAACACCACAACCGCAACGACAAGGGCGACGAGGATCACTACCCAAACTACGGTCTGAATGAAAAGAAAGACATCCATCATTTTTTACCCCACCCCTTCTTCTTCTTTGGCTTGGCTTTCGTCTTTGGGAATGCTAGCGCATCGTCGGTGTAGTCCATAGCAGTTCCCGTCTTGACTTTCTTCGGGAACTTCTCCGGCAGCTTGTCTGGCATCTTCTTCATTCTGCTATCAAAATGGTATGTCGTCGTCGTCGCCAGCAGCAGGAGCGGGCATATCGGCAAGACTCACAGGAGCTTGGCTGAGAGCACTTCCATTGTCTGCTCCAGTATCTGCCGGAAAGGTGGCATCGGGAGTCTGGTCTGCCCAGGCGAGCACCTTGTCGCACTCGACGAGGAAATCGTCAATGCCGCTGTTGCCGCCCACCTTACCCGAACGCAGCGTGGCAACCGCAGAGGCAATCTCCTGCCGCTGAATCTGCGAGGGCGTTCTGAACTGACCGTCCTTGCTGAAGCCGCTGCTACCGCCGGTGCTGCCGCTAGTGCTGCTACCAGTGCTGCCGCCACCCGTATACTTCTCCTTCGGCGGGAATGTGTCTGTCTCTCCGGGCTGGGCGGGCACGGCCTCGTTGATGAACTTCATCATGGTGCCGGGGAACTTCGTGCTCTCAACCACGTCGTAGCTGATCTTGATGCGAGCGCCGATGGTCATAATGGCGGCGCAGTTGACGGCGTTTGCCTTGGCAGAATAATTCCACGTGAACTGACTACCGCAGGTGAGCTTCACCTTGGTCGGGGGGTTCCCGCCCTGCGTAATTTGCACATTTTCCACCGAGATTACGGCTATGGCGTTTTTAGTAGGAACAAAGTCCATCTTAGTTCTCCTCCTCTATTTGTTTCATTTCAACGTGCCGTTTGTTGTGGCAGGGCACGCACAAGACAGCGCACTTATCCAGTTCCGCTTCGAGAGCATCGAGAGAATGTCTGCTCATCTCGGATATGTTGTACCTCTTTGTAGTCGGGTCTACGTGATGGTGCTCAAGTCGACCCTCGTGCTGGCCGCAGTCCTCGCATCCGTTGTTGGTGCGGAGTATCTGGAGCCACTCGGTGAACTTGGCCAACTCCTCGGCGTTCTTCTCCAAGATGGCGTCTCTGTGTTTCTCGTAATACGCAGCCCTGTTGGCGAGTCTCTCTTCTTTGTGAAGCTGATATTGGGCGTAGAACTCCTCTTTGTGGAGCTGGTAATAAGCGGCCGCGTATGCACGCTTGGTTTCCCTCTGTGCTTCGGAAATCACGCTCTCTCCCCTAGCACGAAACGAGAATGTGGAGGCGACCATCGTGCTCTTCGCACGGCCCCGGCCCCGGCGTATGAAACACGGTGTCATCCGGGTCCTCGTGGCGATGTACGACAGACCACCCGTTGCTTGTTCCACTCGGGTTGTCGCGGTTACAGACGGTGAGAATCTCTTCGTCTGTCGCATCCTCAACGGTGCACACCTGCATGTGGCAAATGCCGACCATGATGCGCGTCACCTCTACTCTCCCCATTTCTACTCCTTGGCTGGGTTGGGAAAGCCCGCCGTAGCGGGCCTTCCGTTAGTCTCCAATAACAATGTATCACACAATTCAGCGGTTGTTCCCCTCCTCTTTGGAGCTTAGGGCCAGGTGAGCTTTCCAAAAGCCGAGCGCAGCGTGATAGCGTAACCAGCGATGATGACCATGGCGGCCTCCACCTTGTCGGGCTCGGGCGCGACGCCGAAGTAGGCGAGCACTGCATACACCATGATGGCGACGGACAGGATATATGTCTTGTAGCCGTCAATAAATGCGAGAATACTTTTCATTCCTTCTTCACCCCCTTCCACCAAGCGGGATTAGAGACCAGCACCCCATACAGCGCGGCCTCCAGCGACGTGATCGTGTCGTGCTCCAGATACAGGTTCATAGATGAATTGATGGCCTCAAGAACCTCGTGTAGAAGTACGGACGCTTGAGTTTCCGGGTGCAGGCCATCGTCGATGGTGATGTCTTGGAGACAGTTGCAGCAGGCCCCCGTGGCATCGAGGCCCATGGGCTGTACGGTGACAGTGTAAACACGGTCACATATCTTGAGGGTGCTCGGGATCATTTGCCGCGCTCAGGAAGGTCAGCGATCTGCAACCGTGTCGCAGCCATCTCTCCCCACATCTGCAAGAGGGGTATGATGTCCGCAGATTTTCCGATGCGCTTGAAGTCCTCGATATTGATGTCGAGCCAGTGGTCGTTGCCTATCACCATAATCATCTCATCGATGTCGGCAGCCCATTCCTGAACTGAGGCACGAAGTTCACGCACTGTCTGCTTGCCCTTCTCGCTCACGTTGTCTCCTTCAAGTACTCGGCGTGATCCATGACAAACACATACAGGCTTGCCGGCGACCTTGAGTACGAGTGCTGGCCCATCCAGTTGCCGTCGACGTGGTGAGCGGTTTCCATGAGGTGACAGTGGCCACACACCGCCGGGAACAGGCACGGCCGGTCACTTGTGGCCTTGCGCCACGGACGCTCAACAGCCCAAGCGTCGTAGCCGCAATGCGGACAGGGGAGCGCCGGGTGCCCGGTCATCACCTCGGCTTCTAGGCGGTCCTGATATGACTTCATTTCTCCTCCGGCCGCAAAGCGAAGTCATACGTGCAGCCGCACCACGCCAGCGTGGGCAGCCCACTAGCCTCACAGGTGCCCTGCGGGGCATCCTTCAGCTTGAAGTGAGCGCACTCCTTGCACCGGATAACATTGGTCATCTAAAGCCGCCCTTCCGCGCCCTCATGCGTTTACGAGTGTGGGATGTGTGCTATCTGATTTACGCGAGCGACTCCACGCATCGCACTCGTTGCACTGCCATCTCTGGTAGGTGCAGGTTGCCGTGTGGGCGAAGCCCCTGCGCTGTAGGGATGTAGAGCTGCACCGTGGGCAGACATCCTCCGCTCCGGCTAGGCCCCCGAGGTTGGGGTGCGAAGTCATAAAGGGACGGAGTTCGTCGTAGAGGTTGGACAACAGCACCACGTCTTGGTTGCAATACTTCTTCATCTTTTTCCACGCACCCATGTCGCCGTCTACGCAGTCACGCCAGAGCTTGCCGTGTGTATCCTCTGGCTTGCTCCCAAGTTCGAGCTTCTCACAAAGGTCGTTCAGGGAGTTGGACGCCATCCTGAAGTAGCGACGAGCAGCCAGGAGGGTGTCCACACTCTTGTATGGGGCGGGCGGGCCAAGGTGATGGAAAAGGAACCTTGCAGTGGCTATGCGGTTGTCAAACTTGTTGGCGTTGTGTGCCACCACGATGTCTGCCTCATCCATGAGCTTCCACAGTTTCGAGACAACCATGTAGTCGCTGTAGGGATCGTCCTCGTACTGGTGCCAAGAGTCGGGCTGAGCCACGTTGCGGACCTTCTTATCGCCGTACCACTTATACGAGAAGCACATGATGTATGAGTCTCGCTCAATTCTTATTACGTTGGTGTCCCACTTCTTGTAGGTCCATCCCAAAATCGGGGTCACTTCCAGATCGTAAAGTAAAATCTTCGTCACGAGAAGTCCCTTCCGGGGATGATTTTCTCAGGCCGGGGAACGATACACGGAGGCACGGCGTGATCGGCGAACATCACCGTCTCGAATGGGCAGGACTCACCATGCTCGTTGCGATAAGCGTCCATCATTATGATGACGTGGCAGCACTTGGTATAGTTGGAGCAATAGTGGCGACACGCCGTAAGGCTCACGAGGTTATCTTGTTGAAGTTATAGTATTTTCCGGGACACGCCGTGCTGTTGCCGCTCATGTTTTTGTGCTGCCAGTCGGGCCGTCCGTACTTCATGTGCAGGTAGCGGTGGACTGCCTGCGCGGCCTTGAGCTGCACGGTCGGCATGTCGTTGTGGGCCTCGTAGTTGCCTTCCAAACACACACCGATGCAGTCGTTGTGGCCGAGGCAGTGTGCGCCCATGGTGTTCTCGGGGCGGCCGGAGTAGACCTTGCCGTTGCGGCGGATGTAGAGCATGTACG